CGTAAGCTGATTATTCCACCTAACTTGCAGTTTGTTGCAACTCGCTTGCTTCAGACTGAAGGTCGTGTGGGAACGGCTGATAACGACCTCAATGCCATCCGTACGAACGGGTCAATTCCAGAGGGTTACACTATTAACCACTATTTGACCGACACCGACGCATGGTTCTTGACGACCGACGTTCCTAATGGCATGAAACACTTTGTTCGTGCTCCGATGTCTACGTCTATGGACGGCGACTTCGATACTGGAAACAGTCGCTACAAAGCCCGTGAGCGTTACTCGTTCGGGGTTTCAGATCCGCTCGGGATCTTCGGCTCACCTGGAGCCTAGCAGAACGGGGAAGGGGGCATTATTTGCCCCCTTTTTCTTTGTGTGCTATAAAAACTCAATCCCTGACAGTTTTATACTGACTCTAGCCACGACAGGAGATATACATGGCTAACACCACCTTCCAAGGTCCAGTCCGTTCGCAGAACGGGTTTAAGGACGTCACCAAAGCTGCGAATACCGGAACCGTGACTGAGAATATCTCTATCACGCACGACGGTACGAACAGCGTCATCATCTTCAATGACCTTCCAACTTCTGATCCGTCTGTTGCAGGCCAGCTGTACAGCAACTCAGGTGTGTTGACTGTATCTGCAGGCTAAGGAGGTAGCTAATGTCCTCCGATGTATTGACTAAACGTGTGACTGGTACAGGTTCGTTGGCTGTAGGGCCAGCGCGGGTTCGCCAGGTGCAGGTTTTAACAGGTGCAGGTGCGGGCCGACTGACAGTTACCGATGGTAACGGCGGTGATACGATGCTGGATATCGACTTCTTAGCGTCTGATTCGCACTCGGTCAATATTCCTGATGATGGTATTCGGTTTGCATCAGACGTGTACGTGTCTGCAGCGACGAACATCACAGCGATTACCTTTTTCTACAGCTAAGGGGCGGATATGAGGGCTTACTATAAGAAAGGTGGCTCTGTAAAAACCGCTGCGTGGCAACGTAAAGAAGGTAAGAGCGAATCTGGTGGGCTGAACAAGAAGGGCGTTGCAAGCTATCGCCGGGAAAATCCTGGCAGCAAGCTCAAAACCGCCGTGACAACTAAGCCTAGCAAGCTCAAAAAGGGTTCTAAAGCGGCAAACCGCCGCAAATCGTTCTGTGCCCGTATGCAGGGCATGAAAAAGCGTAACACTAGCGCGAAAACGGCGAACGATCCAAACAGTCGTATTAACAAAAGTCTACGGAAGTGGAACTGTTAGCGTAGGAGACACGCACATGATGACGAAAGGGTACAAAGCTGGCGGTGCAATGGGTAAGACCTGCCCATCTTGTCCTAACCCAGCCGGATGTAAAGCTGCGGGCACATGCGCCAAAGCAGGCAAGGGCTATAAAGCTGGCGGCAAACTGCAGATGGTGGAAAAAGGCGGTAAGAAAGTTCCGTTTTATGCTGCCGATGGTAAGGGCAAAATGAAGTCCGGCGGTAAGGTCCAAAAGATGAAGTCTGGCGGCAAAGTTCGTGGTTGCGGTATGGCCCGTGGTGGCGCTGTTCGTAAGTGCAAAATGGTAAAGATGAAAGGCTCGTAATGCGTCGGTATTACCGGAAGGGCTACAAAGAAGGCGGGTCAGTCAAAGACGCTTGCTACCACAAGGTCAAGCGTCAGTACAAAGTGTTTCCGTCAGCCTACGCGTCAGGTGCCATCGCTAAATGCCGTAAGAAAAAGGCAGGTAAGTAGTGGCTGTTCGTAAGACCGCAAAAGGTGCTGCACTAAAACGCTGGTTCAAAGAGGACTGGAAAGATGTGCGTACTGGCAAGTCTTGTGGACGTAAAGCTGGGGAAAAACGGGGTACACCATACTGTAGACCTACAAAACGTGTATCGAGTAAGACCCCTAAAACCAGTGGCGAGATGAGTTCTTCTGAAAAGAAACGAAAGATCGCGCAGAAAAAACGACTAGGACAGCCTGCTGGCAAACCCCGTCGTGTTTCTCCCGCTAAGAGAAAGTAGATGCCAACATCAGGTACCACAGCGTTTGACATGGACTTCACGGAGATTGCCGAGGAAGCGTGGGAGCGTGCGGGCCGAGAGATGCGGTCTGGTTACGACCTGCGTACAGCGCGGCGTTCCATGAACCTGATGACGATCGAGTGGCAGAACCGAGGAATCAATCTTTGGACGGTTGACGAGGGTACTGTTAGCTTAGTTCAAGGTACGGCCCAGTACGACCTACCAGCCGATACCATTGATCTGCTTGAGCAGGTAATACGCACTGGCGCAGGTAACGCCACTACGCAGTCTGACCTCACCATAAACCGTATTAGTGTGAGTACCTACGCGTCTATCCCTAACAAATTATCACAGGGTAGACCCATCCAGGTTTGGATTGAGCGCCTGCGTGATCAACCACGGATCAACGTGTGGCCTGTACCTGATAGCAATGACTACGTGTTTAAGTACTACCGGATGCGTCGAATTGAAGACGCAGGTGCAGGTGTAGAGACTTCAGATATGAATTTTCGGTTCCTGCCGTGTTTGGTTGCAGGATTAGCTTTCCATATCGCTATGAAAGTTCCTGAGTTAGCCCCTCGAATTGGGCTGTTGAAGGAGGAGTATGAGGCTCAGTTTGCATTGGCAGCAGGAGAGGACCGTGATAAGACGTCTCTCAGACTTGCCCCCCGTGCAATGAGATTGTAGATGGCGACACGATATGCGTCAGCTAAGAAGGCGTTAGGGGTATGCGATATTTGTGGGTTCACTTACAAACTCCGCGAATTGAAGACCGTGGTGGTGAAGAATCGTGACACCAACACAAAAGCATGTCCTGAATGCTGGGATCCTGATCATCCGCAGCTGATGTTGGGTTCATTCCCTGTGGACGACCCACAAGCGTTGAGAGATCCGCGTCCTGATAATAATCAGTACGCAGCAAGTAGGGCACAGGTAATCCCAGTGCGGAGTTTCGTTGATAGCGGAGCTACTGTTAGTACTGGATTTATTGGGCACGTTACAGTACAAGTTACTTAGGAGTGGTGTAATGCGTAAGAAGATGGCAAAACCCAGCAAGAAGAAGCTACCGAAAACCAGCGTCAAGAAGAGCGGCGTTAAGGTTCGCGGTACAGGTGCGGCCAAGAAAGGGCTTCTGGCCCGTGGGCCAATGGGGTAACACATGAACTACACCGAGCTGACCACCAATATAGAGGATATTACAGAGAACACGTTCTCTGCGGATCAGCTCGCCATGTTCACCCAGCAAGCCGAGCAGCTTATTTATAACTCGGTGCAGTTTCCTGCCCTGCGTAAAAACGTCACTGGGGTATTGTCTGCGGGAAATAAGTACCTGGGCACCCCCGCTGATTATCTTTGGAATTACTCTCTAGCGGTGGTGGATGGTAGTGGGGACTACCACTTCCTTATTAACAAGGACGTGAACTTTATTCGGGAAGCCTACCCCAATGCGTCCTCGCAAGGACTACCAAAGCATTACGCTTACTTCGACGACAATTCTTACATCCTCGGGCCTACTCCTGATAGTAATTACACTATGGAGTTGCACTACGGGTATTACCCCGAGTCCATTGTTACCGCCAACACTACATGGCTGGGGGATGAGTTTGATTCTGCGCTACTTAATGGTGCCCTTGTACAGGCCATTCGGTTTATGAAGGGCGAGCAGGATGTAGTTCAGATGTACGAGAAGTTATACCTTCAGTCTATTGGGCTTTTGAAGAACCTAGGCGATGGTAAATTAAGAGAAGATACCTACCGTTCTGGACAGTTTCGTACGGAAGTAGGCTAAGGAGACTAATATGGCAATCACCCAAGCAATGTGCACGTCGTTCAAGCAAGCCCTCTTAGACGGGGAGATGGACTTCAGTTCGGATACAGCGCAAACCTTTAAGATCGCGTTGTTCACGTCATCCGCTACGTTAGGTGCGTCGACAACTACGTACAGTACAACGAACGAGGTATCCGGTACGGGGTACACAGCGGGTGGTAACACGTTAACAGTTGTTGCTCCTACGACTTCTGGCACCACCGCGTACGTAGATTTTTCTGATGTTTCCTGGCCTTCCTCCACGATTACTGCTCGTGGGGCGCTTATTTATAAAGCTGGAGGCACTAACCCAGCGGTAGCAGTTCTGGACTTTGGAGCTGATAAAACCTCTACGTCGGGTAATTTTGAGGTTCAATTTCCAGCCGCAGGCGCGACGACCGCCATTCTTAGGATAGCGTAGACCCATGCCTAATGACCCAACCCTTGCTAGTTGGCTCGCTGGTGGCGCGATAGTTGGCGCATTTGCGATTTTGTGGTGGATAGCAAAACGCTGGATCTCCATGCAAGAAGATCAGTTTGACGAGCTAAACGCTAGAGTTAGTCGGATGGACGATAAGAAGCTAGATATTGAGCAATTCAATGGCTGGACCCGACGCGTAGACAGCCAGTTTGAGCGAATACTCGCGGAGCAACAACGCAGCTTTGATGAGTCTCGCGAAGAACGGCACAAACAAGGCGAGAAGATCGACGAAATGCTCGCCAACACGCAGCAATTTAATTTGAAGTTAGTTGAGCGTATGGCTCGGCTTGAGAACGTAAGAGACTAGAAGCCAAAAAAGGTAACGCTCATGGCCTACGACCATGCAAAACTGAAAACCGTTATTGATAGCGAGCCTGCCAATAACGTACGCACAGACGAAGAAGTCTTGGCGTGGCTCAAGACGGAGCGCACGACGCACGTTCCAGTATCAACCGAGGAATTTGTGCGATATCTAGCCGTCGAGGGCATTTGGGCAGCTATGCACGACAGCACGAACGCAAGCGTTATCTCGGCTCGTGACGAAATTGACATGATCACGCAGCGACTTCCAACCGTTGACACCCAAAGCCCGAGAGCAATCGCAGTTATGGACTCGCTCATAGCGGCAGGCATTAGTAGCGACGCACAAAAAAGCGAAGCCATGGCACTCTCAGACGCACAGCAAACGCCACTGCAAGAGTCTGGTTTAGGTCGAGCGGTCTTGGGCGACGTAATTATTGCGAGGGGCTTGTAGCATGGCAATCACACATACAGAAAGCAGTGTGCTTTGGTCGGCAGCTTATAGTGCCAGCGTTAGCGCAGGAGGCTCAGCAACAAGCGACGTACTTTCCCTAGACGCAACCTGCGTGAACGCGCAGATAACACTGAAAGCCGACAACAGCACAACGGCGGCGTCTGACGACGTTATCTATTTCTACCTGCTGCAATCTTCCGGTGATCCAGACGGTAACGCAGTGGGTGACGAATACGACACCGACGGACACGCAACGTTTCTTGCGGCTCTCGATACGTCTGTTGAAGATCCAGCAATAAAAACAGTGCCGTTGCCGCTACCGCAAAAAGGCTTAAAGGTGTACGCGGAAGGCTCTACAGCAGGCAGCACTAATGCAATAACCGTGAGCGCTGTAGTCTTGGAGCAGCGGGCGGCTTAATTCATGCCTATTTTGCTAAAAACGTCCAAGCAAAGCGGTGGACGTGCACCAACCATCTCGGATAACTGTACCGTTGACTGGCAACACCCAGTCAACGAAGGGCTTTATACGTGGTGGCCTATGGTTAACGGGATATGGCATGACCTGACAGGCACATTTCCCGAACGCTACCCAATGGAGCAGATGGGTGCGGGGGCGAAAATCACTTTTAACGGCGACGTTTATTTTAATCAGTCTCAAGCTGCTTCTTCCGTCACCATACTGAATCCTAAAGGGTATCGACCAGATATTTTTGATGCTACCGGACCATTTACGCTCATGTATGCGTATAAATCTGCTGGTACGGGCAGTTCCATGTATCCCTTTGCATTTGAATGGCGAGGCGGTGATGCGATACGAGTATTTACGCAATACCACACGCGTCCGGTCATCCGTACTGCCGCGACTTTTAGTTCAAGTACTTTTTTGTTTGTTGATCAAGCGGATAATTTTGGAATCACCAACTACAACGCAGACGATAGAATTGTAAATGTTCTCGGTCGTGTCGATGGTGGCGCGTCCGGATCGGCAAACGCTACCGTATACAAAGACCATTCATCGAGCAAAACGTATACGAACGTCATAAGACCCGATAACACTACAAACACTTTTGAGCGAATAAAATTCGGAGGCGGCGGGGCAGCAAGTACACAGACTCCTAGAGCGCATTTAGGGATGCGACTCTGGAAAAGTGAATTAAACGAGTCGGCCATTGATACGCTTCTCAATGACCGCTGGGCAGGCATGTGGTGGAAAACTAAAACGATATTTCTTCCCGCAGCCACGACACCATCCACATCTGTTCCCGTCTACCTTTACCACAACCGCCACAGAAATAGGGCCGCATAATGGCAATGGTGCTGAAACAATCAACAGCCGTGGACGTGCTTATTGGCCCGTTTGTGGACTTAACAGATGGTGCGAGCGCTGAAAATAGCGAATCGCCAGCAGTAAAGCTGTCAAAGAATGGTGGTGCGTTAGCCGCCAAAAACGACGCAACAACACCAAGTCTTAGCGCGGATGGTTATTACATTTGCGACCTAAACGCGACTGACACCAATACAGTCGGCACGCTAGTTCTAACCGTCGCAGCCAGCGCAACTGCGTTGCCCGTTCGCCATGAGTTTCAGGTGGTAGCCGCAAACGTTTACGACTCGCTCTACGCCGCCAGCGGCACCGACACCTTACAG